TCACGCTAATGCTAGTTAGGTTAAGGTCGCTGATGAAGTCAAAAAGTTTATCAAACGCGGTGGCTGCTGGGTAGGCTGTAGTGGAATATTGCAGCACCACAGTATTTGTGCCATCTGTACCAGTTACCTCAATACCTGTAATTTGCGAGCTGGCTGGAGTTGCGGTAGTTTTCACCCGCACATAGCCAGAGCGCACATAGTTGACAAATCCTGTGAGCACAAAGGTTGTGGTAGCGTTAATGGGAACATTTTGGCCTGTGAGTGCTACATACTCGGTAGCGTTGCCGAAGCCGGGAAAAAGTGTCTTAACCGAATTGACGATAGCCATAATTTAGCTCCTAATTGATAGCAGGAAGTGGAAAGTCTACTTTCTTAAGTTCTTGTAGCTTAGCCTTAACTTCAGCCCGTTTAGCGTGTTGCTCTGGTGATAGAGGTAGGTGCTTTCCTCTGCCAGCCCGCATAGTTGGAGCAAACTCAGCTAAAAAGAAGTCTATCTGATCCTTCTTAATAATCACGTAGGGCTGGATAGCTCTTAGCAGCCCCAATAGTTCCTCGTGACTATTAAAGTCCAATCGCCAGCTTTGCCTCTTTCCACTAGCTTGCGTATCAGGATGTACCGAACCACCCCACTTTTCTCTCACCGCAATCAGTAGTGGCAGGTAAGTGCTAGATATTACAGCTCTAGCCATCATGTGATGAATAGTGCCATGCTTTCGTTTCGTATGTACTTCATGCACATACAAGCACCCTTCACCATCAAACAACCCTGCCATATACTCTGCGCTAATGTCCATTTTAGGCTGGCGCTCCTGATGCAGCGCCTCCCATTCTAGGCGATCTGTTAATCAATTGCAAGGTCAAATACAAGGTACTCACAATTACTCTCTGGTTAGATGGCTTGATGAATGGGTCAACAGTGAAGTAATCCGCTTCGTGGAACACAGGATACATATACTTAGAGTTCATCAAATAGCAATAAGTAGCCGGGTTGAATCTATCCGGCAACACTAGAGCATTGTTGAACATAAAGTGGTTGCGAATCGAACCCTGCGGAGCCTTATCCTCCACATCCTCGCGCAAGAACCTGACTTGACCCTGCGAGCTAGCGGTGGGAATGTAATTCTGCTTAAACTTGGAATAGCAAGCATTGGTCATGGTGAGAATGTCAGGCTCATCATAACCAAAAACTGTGGACTGGTAGAGGTCCTCTAGCTGGCCGGGGGTAATGGTGCCGCCCAAAACCGCGTTAGCTTGGGGCTTCCAGAACGCGTTAGCTGCGGTTGAGCGATTAATACCAGCGATAGTGTTGGTAGTGCTCAACAGCCACGCGGGGATATTGTCAATGTCCAAGCTAGTATTCTGCGGCGAGGTGCCCCAGAGAGCCCTAGAGAGCTTTTGCAGGAAGCTAGCCGAGGCAATCTCATACTTAGACTTAACTAAGTTGAGATAGCCACCCCTATTGAGAATAATATCAGTGATAGGGATAGCCATAGACTGTCTATAGAAGCGCCAAACCTGGTCAGCAGGCTGAACGCTATCCACTACAGCGGTATCCAAGAGCTGGTCGCCAAAATACGCTCCCCCGGTCATCTCCTCTTGGAAGATTTCAGGGTAAACAATTTCACCCATCCCAAACTTCTTGCCCAGACGAGTTAGAGCCCACCATGTAGGCGAGGGGATGAAAATTGTGTCACCTAGGGTGGGTATCACGTATTTTTGCGAAATTGAATTCATCGTACTTACTAAAGTCAGCGGCGGATTCTGCAATCCTAGCCCAATTACACCTGCCATTTAAGCCTCCTAGAATCAACTAGTTACAGCTTTTCTACTGTACCGCCATGTTTGAGTTAAAATTGGTCCACAAATTCGCGTCTTTAGCCGCAGCATTAAATGCTTCGTCCAAATTTTTAAACGGAGAGGGCTCTCTGTTGGCACCGGGCATAATATCGCCCATTGTGCCATTCCCGCCAGAGCCTGGACGCTGGACAACTATACCCTTAGCGGCCATTTCCTCTAGGGCTTTCTTATAGCCTTCATCGTAGCCAGATTTCTTAACCTCTTCAGTACGCTCATTCACTGTTAGATCAGCATAAGACTTTTTAATATCCACATAGCCACTTTTCGTCTTGTAACCTTGGGCCATGCCGTGCTGGATCAACTTTTCGATGGATAGTTCTGAGCGCTTGGCTTCAGGCACAGTGGACTCATATTGCTCAGTGAGCCTATCGTTGAGGTAACTTGTGGCCAATTGCTTGTTGCCTTCGATAACCTTATTAATCAACTCGTCCTTGGCCTTTAGCTCAGCCTGCAACTTTTCATTGCTGGAGCGCATATACTTAACAACAGGGCCTAGGATGACATCATTCTCTAAGGTAGCCAAAGGATCATTCACATTAGTATTGGTGTTAGTATTACCTTGGGTAACTAGCTTGGCTTTTTCCTGCTCGACCTGAGCATAAAGTTCTGCCGTTTTAATTTGTGCAGCTTTAAGGTCAGTAACATTCTTATCGAGTTCAGCCTGCTTAGCGTTAATAGCCGCTTCCCTATCACTTAGCGCCTTCTGCTGAGCCTTAGTTAGCCCTCTAAACTCACCCAGAGTAGCCGTAATCCCGTTCGACAATGAGATAACAACACTGTCTGCAAACTCTTTTTCGTTAGCAAAAATATCTTTAAGCGCCATCTATCACATTCCTCCCATACTTGGTCCCGGTGCAGGCCCCCCGCCCATTCCTGGAGCACCTTGTGCGGCTGAAGCTTGAATTGGAGTAGCCATTTGCTGAGTAGCGGCAGCGGTTTGAGCTTCCTTGAGAGCTGAGCCGAATCCTTGAAGCGTCTTAGCTAGCGCTCTCGCTACTCCTGGAACGCTACTCCCACTCTGGCTAATCATTGTGGTAATTTCATCGTGCATATCTTTAATTCTTTTGGCTAGCGCCATAGGATCAGCTTGGCGCAAACTGGACAAATCTCGTTGCAAGCTCATTTGCGCTGCTGCATCTGCTGGCGAGCCACTTGGCCCCCCAGCTCCCGGCCCACCTAGCGCCATAGAGCCTGGAGAGGGTGCTCCCCCTTGCCCCTGCTGAGCGAGTTTCTGCATCAGCATTTGAGCCATTGCGCCTTGCAAAGGGTTGCCCATTACTTACCCTTGCTGCCCCCCAAATTTTTCAACAGGCCAAGGGGATCGGGAACACTATTAAAGTGTTCAAAATCATCCGGTGCAGGACTCTCACTATTGCCACCCTTCTCACCAAGCTCATAAAGGGGAGTGAGCACTTCTCCATCAGCTACATCATCCCCGCCACTTGACAATACACCTTTGCGAACTCCATGCTCTTTGGCCATCTAAGCTCCTAATAATGCTAGAGTTACTTCCTGCTAGAATGACGCGACATCGATTTCTTCATTTTCTTACCAGTACCCTTAACCTCTTTTTTCTCATCGTGCTTCATTTCTTTCTTCAAATCCTGGCCCTCTTTTTCCTTCATCTCAGCCATTAGTTTCGCTCCATATATTCGCTAAACGCCCCAGGATTGGGATTGCGCTTGTCACCATAATTTTGCAGCATCGAAATGGCTTGGCGTTCCAGATATTCGCCCAATTTTTCTTCGTCACCGTTTAGAGCCCAAATTGTATCAATAGGCACGCTAAACGGGATGCAAGGAACGCCCCCTATGGCCATTTCCACTAGATACCACTCGCTAGAGTCAGGGTCACGTTTAAATGTGAGTAGTTCAGCTTCACTGGATAGCCCCTTCACTTGGGCATAATCGGCCATGAGAGGGAGCTGTGTCAATATGCTCAAACCGCTGCTGCCTACTTGCGTCATCAGGCGGGATAAATACCCACCATTGGGGGCGCTGATTCACTCCCGGCGTTCTAGCGAGCTGGATAACTTTAAATCCCCATTCAATTAGATAACCGTCTCTGGCCCAGTTCATAATAGTGTCGGGATGCTTGCCCCACTCGCGGGCTAGCCAGGGAACTGTGTGCCAGTTGGAGTTTAACACTATCATCTGCGGCCTATTTTCTGCAATGCGGCTAGAGCCTGCTCGCGCATTAGACGATCAGCTATGCCCTGGGCATCTGGCACTCCTAGCGCTTCTAAGCCAGTTTTCACGTCTATCATACCTTCTTGGCGCAAAGTTGGCACCATCTGTCTCATAGCCGCTTGGCTTATAGGCAACAGGCTAGAAGGGTCAATATGCAACTTAATATCTCTAGAGCCTATTCCATAGCATGGCTTCCAAGTTGCGATAGAGAACCCGCCTTCATTAGTAGGGTAAACTCTAGGCTGGGTATAGTTAAGCTGCATTAGATCGAATAGGGTGTTAGCTATCTCATCGACACTTTTGGCCAGTAATCTAGCTCGCATACGAGTTAAGCGTTGAGATTGATAAATAGAGGCTTCAAATAGCTCAGGGCTAATGTTCCCCGCTCCTGGCACTCCCTCTCTAGATTGAGTATGGCCCTGCAACTCCTTTTGCAGCCCTAGCAGATATTGTGCTAATTGCAAAACTTGTTGGTTGAGCGCATTGGGCATTACTAGCGTTGGTACCCTGCTTTGGTCATTTATAACCTGCACCTCCCCAGGTAGACCGCCAAACATATCAGTATTAATACCAGTACCTTTATCAATAAACCAGCACCCATTATTCAACCGCACTACATTTTCGAATATTTGGGTCATCAATCTTTCGACGTATAGTTGTAAATCCCTGGTATATCGTGAGGGGGGTGGCGGGTAAAAACCAGATAGTGGAGGCAGCCCATAAACAGGAACGACAGCATGGCGACCCCCTGGAATAGGGTTATCACCATCGGCCACAACTCTGCCATTTGTGCCACTGACGCTAACAATAAGGCGCATATTAGGATAACGTAGGCGCTTAGTATATGTCCCACGTTCCACAATGGCCGCTGAGTCACTACCGGCATCCTCCCTAACAGCTTCTATAGTTCTATCGTCGATGAATAAATAGCGTACTCTTAGCCTACCGTCACTTTGTATTTCATCCGTATCGTTAAACGAGCCCTGCATTCGCATAGGGCCATCTGGGAAGCGCATCTTATGCGGCACTCCAGGTAGAGTAGCTGGGCTATTCTTCCCCCCTGGCATAATAGCTTCAGCTCTCATGCCAGCCCCTGTTTCGGGCCAATTGTAGGCTACTTGGTCTGGGTAGAAACGATCCTCTAATATAGAGTAGGTACAATCCTCCCTACTCATAGTCATAGCACCTTGATCGACAAAAACAGTGTCAGGCGCTCGATGTCTAGCCCAGCATAGGCCAAAACCGTTGTCGCCAAAGGGGTCATAGCCACATTGGATGAACCCGATGCCGCAAAACTGCGCCCAAAGGGTAGCAAACATCAAATGGTAGTTAACCCAGCAGCTTTTCCATTGCTCCATAAACGCCCTGGAGCGTTGGTCGTCCTTATTGCCAGTTTGCTTGTCGTAAATGTAAACTTGGGGGGAAACGTCACTAAGGTCTTGTGCTTCAGAGAGGGCTAGAACTTGCAATTGAGGTATTTGTATCTGAGGACGAAAACTAGGGGCCTTGCCTAGCATCCCTTCCATTGAGTAGAACTTTTTAGTTTGTTCGGCCCAATCGTCGCCGAGGTAGTCATCGCGGGCGTCTTGCGCGATGCGCTGCAACTCATCAATGCAGCGAACTCTTGGATCAAGGTTGTAGCGATTAGAGCTTTTTGGCGCTTCTGTACGAATTGTGAGCGGCATTAGCTAGGAGTTTCCCCCTGCATATTACTCCCAGTATCCAGCTCAGCGTCAAGGTTTAAGCTGGGTAATTCCGCTGCTGCCTGAGAGGTTAGAGGGCTCTTACCTAGCAAGAACTCAGCTATAACCTCTTCGCTACTTTTGCCCACTTGGCCACTAGAGCCTTTCATAAAATCCTCAATTTCCCTGCAAGCGGTTAACATATCCTTCAAAGGTAGCACTAGAGGGCACAAAAGGTGAATATTGGCCATTAGATCACTCTGGAGCTTCCTCCAGCTCTCAGGCTTATTAATCGCTCGGGCCTCTACGAACCTTTTGCCGATTCCTTCCAGTATTGACGCGGAAGATTCGTTGTCACTGGCTGCCTGTTCTGCAATGTCGATGATGGAGTTAAGGGTTGCTCTCGGTGGACGGCTTGGCGTGTGGGGGCTGTCTGGCCCTCGGGCATCTGGAACTCCAGTATCTCCTTGAGCGCTTGATGCTTGCGGCGCTCGCGTTCCAGATAGGTTACCCGCTCGTCGTCTAGAACTACTTTGTGCTGAGGTATCTCTTGTACCTGTGGCTGGACTAGAACTTGGCTTGGGGCTAGTTGCTGCGGCAACTCTAGCGGCAAGTTGAGCGCGTTTGGCTTCTGCTTCGGCTGAGGAGAGCATTCTATTTCCCCTTCACTTGTTAAAAATAGACTAGTTTCCTGTTCGATTAGCTCAAGAACTAACTGGCCTGCTTTCGAGTCATAGCGGCGTGAAAAGCCACGCGGTACATCTGTATTCAATAGGTCGCTAGCGTCTAGTCTAATCTCGCCGCCATTTTTACGCACAATTGCGGCCATTAACTTTAAAAGTTGCTGGTAGTCACCATTTGTAGGCATATAGGGTTAAATTGTAAAACTATTAAATATAACCTCAGCAGCACTTATATCTGTCTCAAACTGAAGCACATTATTCTCCATACGCTCATCTTCAACTAACTCTATACCCCTAGGTATCATAAATGCTACTTTAGCTAAAGCGTCAACTGTACCGCGTAAACGCTTAGGCTCATTATAACCAAAAGTAGCTGCATCGAAGGCATCCTTTACTTTTTTAGAGTACTTATATGCCCCTGAGACGATCACTAAAATCCTCCTGCTTACCTGGCTTACTAACTAGAACTATTTGAGATGGTCTACCTTGGGATTTAATAGTTTTCAACATTTTAGCCCAGTGAGAGCGCACAGCAGCTTGCACATCACCCTTTGCGTTCTGTACCTCTTTTTTAGCATCATTCAAATCATCACTAGTTTGTACTTCCTCACCTAGCAACTGTTTTCCAGTATTAACCAGTGTCCCATTGTGCCACTGTTCCTTAGCTACCCACGCAATAAATGAGCTAACCATCAAATCGTCATGTATATCTTCAGGTACCTGCCAGCGGCCATCTAGCATTTCGGCTGAGTCCATTTGAGCTACTAGAGCTGCATCGCGTATCTTCAACCGGCCATGAGCTATACCGCCACGAAATGCGCTTAACATTAAATCCCTAGTTCTCTGTGTAGTCTCCCAGCCAATTGAGCCATAGGGACGCGGACCCGGCAACTTATCGTCACGTCCGCGCCATCTATATAAGTTGCGGTATAAATATGTATCGCGTAAAACTTTCTGAGCCCACAATCCCAAGTTCCCTGTTAGCTCAATATTAATCATCGCATAGTTATACCAATTACCCATCAAATTGAGCAATTTAGCTAGCGACTCTGGATCAGTGTGCCGATTAGCATATCTAGCTACTTGTTCTCCGTTTTGGCCGCAAAATACATTAATAGCAGTATAATCGCCGCCCATCCCCCTAGCACAGTCAGCCCCAATATAGTAATGGTAATCCTTATGTGGTTCGGCCCATACAAGCAAAGGGCTCCTAGGGTCATCAACAAACTTTGGCTCACCAGTTCCGGTTTGTCCATAACTTGAGGTATCTATCTCCAAGCGGCCAGTTTTCAAAGGGTCGCGTACACTTTTGTAGGCTAGACGAATTTCATCGGCTGAGAAAGCTGGAAAGCTAGTTGAGTAGAACGCTTCATCAGCCGTTATGGGATATTCACGATGGAACTCATCTACTTTCCCTTGGCATATGTTATATAGAGCCCAAGAGCGCCATGCTATGCAACTTTTGGCTTTATAGCAATGTTCGCAGCGTTCGCAACGGTCAGCACATGCACATATTGCGATAATACCTTTTTCTTCTTCCTTAGCGTCACGAAACTTATAATTTTCACTAGGCTCCCTTCTACAAGTTGTATCGTTAAGCCATGTTAGAAATACAGCTAGAAACTCACTCTCTCCTCTAGTGGCGGCTTCCCACATTTTCCAGAACGCTGCACCTTGGCCTACCTTACCGTTAGCTGTACTCTCAACTATTATGGCTGTATCAGGATCGTCGCTAACTGACGGCAGAAGTGACATAAACGACTTACCGGATGGGTAAAAGGCCGCTTCGGATAAATGGAGGAAAGATAGCGTCGGTCCACGTCCACTCGCAACGCTCTTGGCTGTGGCGATAGACATATAGGAGTCGCCACCTTTATGCGGATAGGTGATGTAGGTAGTAAGAGGTTTAGGCAGCGGGAAAGGCCAGTTTTCAACCAAGTCTGTAGGTACACGAAATAGCTCCTCCGAAGTCTCCGCCAAGCACGCAACTATCCAGGCTGTAGCGTTAGCCCTAGCGGCTATGTGACAAGTTCCAATTCCTTCGGCCCAAGATGAGCCGCCTACTCTGCGAGCTTTAACACAGATAACGCGAATTTTGCCATCAATTTTAGCTTGATGCTTTTTAACCTTTTCATGTAAGTAACCTTGATTGAGCCGCAGAGTAAATGGTACCATTGTCCCTGTTTCCCTATCTTGCACAGGGAGTTTGGCTAGCAGGGCTCTGGCGGCGTCTAAGTTTAACATTTATCGCTGGGGAGTAGCGTGAGTGAATAAGCGTGTCATTACCAAAAAGCATCCAGCCGAAC